TTGCCCTCATTTACCGCCCGCTTGACTTGCCGGGACAGCCATGTGGTCTTTCCACACCCCGGCGGGCCTATTACTCGCTGCTCCATTTAATCATTTCCCCCTATATTTAACCATTATTTAACGCTTGGGAACTATTTCGTAGATACGACCCGTAGCTAATCATTTAATCATTTAATCATTTAACCATTAGTATATTAAGTACCCCTATGCGTAGACTGGTTTTATTAGTAAACGGTTAAAGGGTCTTCCAATAGTTCCGCGTTGTCTCAACCCCGTGGATGGAGACCGCGACCACGACCGGCTCGATGCCGCACAGTCGGAGCCTTTGGCCCAGCTTGAGAGAAGATAGCTGCTCGCCGACGCTGAACCGAAGATATTGCTTGAACCCGTTCAGAGCAAACAAGACTGCGCCATCCTCCCGCCGGAAGGGCAGACCTTGTTCTGCCGCGATGTTCTTATCATCCAGGATTGTTTGGCTGTCCAGGTAGGTCTCGACCCAATGGCCCATCTCGTTGCCGGGGTGTGAAATGTCCAGCATATCGACCACTCGGCAACACGCATAGCCTCGGCTCGTTTTCCCCATAGCGCCTCCCTGCATTTGATCAAAACTCTCCCGGTAGTTGCAGCGACCGCGTTACGGAATCGGCCCTGGTCAATAATGTTATTTATCCCGCCCAGCGTGATGCTGCCGTCTCTCGTCTCCATCCAGTATTCCGGCGGATCTCCGATGTGCTTGACCAGGTCGATAATCTCGACCCCTAGCAGGATCGACAAATCGGCCAGCGAGGCCCCCTCCTCCAATCGCTCCTGGGCTTCGGCCTGTTCCGCCGGCCCGCGGGCTTTGGCTATCGTCCCCGCATAGTAGGAATCGTGCCCTCCAAATCCGGTGTGCTCTAGCTTGAGGTCGTCCCCATGCTCCTGGCGATTGTAGATTAACAGGTTGGCAATCTCCTGGTCAGTCCATCCCGCCGTGACCGCTATTGACGCCAGCGATAGATCATAGGACGACGCCGACTGGTCCGGGAGGTCTGACCGGTTCCTTCCCAGCGACCGCTTGAATTTTGCATCGTTGTCCTGTAGGGCTAGAAGTTTCTTCCACGGCGGCTCGGTGTCAGCGTCGAGGTCCAGTCCCTTGCTGTCCGGCTTGATAACCGGCTCGGCAGCCGGCTGGACATAGGGCCAGAACGTCTCGATGCTATACCTCGGCCCATCGGAGGTTAGGACCCGCACCGGCACCGGCTCGGACTTGTTGTTGTATGTCCCAGGTAGCCGCATCAGCCGGGAGAGGTCAGGAGTTGAATCCACAACCCAGCCGGCCTTGTCAGCTATCTGGGCCATGTGGCCCTGCCAGCCGAGGCTCATTGCGTGGGCTTCCTCCCGGGCGGTGTCGTCCTCAAACATCCACGGCTTATCAAATAGCCACCACGCCTGGAGGCCATGCCCGGTGTGGATAACAATAGTCGGCCGCTCCGGCATGGCGTGGATTATTGCCCACGCGTCCGTCTCGGTCGCCGGTAGGTTTGGCTTGGTATGGTTTGGGCCGGCATAGTCCACATCTGCCCAGAGCGCCGCAATCCCGGCGATAACCCCGGCAATGGCCCGCTGGGAGGTTTTTAATAACATCCCAGACGGAGCCACTCCGACCCCGGTGTAGACGTCCAGATGGGAGTAATCCCCCACCTGGACGTTGTCGAGTCGGCTGTGCCAGATCGACCGTTTTTGCGGGAGGGTCCAGATCAGGACTTGTCCTGGCGGCGGGTTCCCCCACAGTTTTATCAGGAATTCTCCCGCTTCCATTTATCCCTCCCGTTCGATTTCGGTGTTGACCATGTGCCCGATGATGGGTTTGATGGCCCGGACATATTCCTCCAGGGTCTCCCGCTGGTCCTCCGGGACCGGGCCGATTGACCGAGGAACGATCCGGGAGAACGTAAAGCCGGCATCACTCTGGGATTTTTCCAGTGAGAGGCTAGTCAGCACCGAGGAGTAGGGCGCGCTATGATTCGCCAGCCGGAGAAAGTATTTCATAATTGGCTGGATGGATGTGGACGGGGCCTGGATGACAACCGGCAGGAGGTCCGTTTACCGCCGCCGGCTCCCCTCGGTGGAAACCTATTGAGCGGACATACTGAACAATCCCCGCCCGGCTCTCCATAGCCGACCTCCCCGTCATTGCTGGAGCAGTCCGGTGGCGTGTTCCCTCCCCCGACATCCATTCCAGTTGCCCAATATGCCCGGGGCGATGTCCAGTGTACTATTATACCCTCCAAGGTCTTGGCCGTTTCCTCGCCTTCGAGGGTCGGGACCGTCCAGGATACGCCGCCACCTAATGGGACTGTGATCCGGTCGAGGTCTCGGTCGGTAATCCGGTGATTGCCGAGATTTTCCTTGACTATCGCCAGTGTCGAGCTTGCATCCGCTTGTAATGCCAGGAAGGTTTCCGCTTTTTTCAATGCCATTTTAGCTCCTCATCCTCATTCTAAAAACTTCTGTCACGTCAATGTAGGGTTGCAGGCCCTTGGGTATGACCTCGTCCATCTCCCGGACATAGGCCCGTAATGTGTTTGCGTTTACTCCCTCCTTTATAAAATCCCCAAGCCCCGCTCGGCGTAGGGCGGTCCGAGCCTTTTTGGGGTCTCCGACCAGCTTGGCGAATATCTCACGATTGAGATATACCGTTTGACCCGATGCGGTCTTGATGTTCTGGATGCCGGCCTGGGCGAACTCCTGGGCCAATCTCTCCTCCAGATTCGCCAGAGTGGTTTTGATATGAATCACCTCGCCTTCCAGCCTGCGCCGTTCCTCGGTTAAATCCGCATAATCCCTGACCAGATCAGACAGTACCATCCTCGCTCCTCCTCGCCTGCGTTAGTATATGCTCGATCACCGCCTTCCTATTTGCCAACGCCTCCATCACCATCTCGTCAACCGTCCCGGATGCCAGGATGTGGATGTACTCCACGGGATGCGTCTGGCCTGGCCGGTGCAGCCTAGCCATGCTCTGGCTGTAATCCCCCAAGCTAAAGCCGAGGGAATAATAAATAGCATACCTCGCCAGAGTCAGATCCAAACCCAATCCTCCCGCTTGAATCTGGACGGCCAGCACCCCCTCGGTCCACTCGGCAAGATCTTTGCGCCGGCCCGAGACCTCAAAACTTGGAACGCCGACCTTTGCCGCGACCCGGTGGACCACGTCGAGGTCGTGGACGAACCGGACAAATACTACCACCGGCTGTGACCCAATATCGGTCAGGGTGTCCTCCAGCACCTTGGCCTTGGCGGTATCGACCTCCACGTCGGACCCGTCCTCCAGCCGCCCATAGCCGCTCGTGATCTGTTGGAGCCGCAATAGCCGGGACAGGGCGTTGGAGGCGGTGATTTGCCCGCCTTCCAGGTCGGCGATAAACTCGTCGGCCATCTCGGTATATAGCCGTTGGCCCAGTCGTCCCAAGTCGCACGTCAGGTTAATGGACAACGTGGATGGTAGGTCCAAAACATCGTCGGACTCGACCCGGTAGGCTCGGGAATAAAATTTATCCCGAAGCTCGGTCTCCCGCTGATACCCCACGACCTCCATCCGGTTGAACCCGCCCATCACCGCATAGCGGGAGCGGAACCGAGTGAAGGATGTTCCATAGATCGACTTATCCAATGCCCGATACTGGGCATAGATATCGAGGGGCGAATGGGCCATAGGGGTACCGGTCAGGGCCACACGATGCCCGACCCGGTCGGAGAGTCTGGAGCAATACCGGCTGGCGACCCCGCCTGGAGCCTTTATCCGGTGGCTCTCGTCCATCACTAGTAAATCCCACGGCTGGGCCATCGCCCAGTCCGCGAACGGCTGACGCCAGACGGCGTCATAATTGAGGATGACCGCCGTGGGCTGGCCGGTCTTGAGGGCGTACTCCGCGATTACCTGTCGGGTTTTTATCGGCTTGCTGCCGAGGGCGAGGGCGTGGAGTAGCCCCGGGGCGTGTTTGCGGAATTCTCCGGGCCAGACGTTCCCGACCACACTGAGCGGGGCCAGAATCAAAACCTTCTGGTAGCCCTCCTGGGCAATCAGGTCCACAATAACCCTGCTCTTGCCGGTCCCCATGTCCATTGCCAGCATGGACCCGGGCTTGCCGGAGATAAAGTCCAACGCCTCGGTCTGGTGGGGCCACGCCGGAGCTACCAACGGAGATACTCCGAGCCGCAGTTTAGGCAATAGATGGGGAGGTCAAGCTGGATAATTCGGTACTTGACCGACCCACAATCAAGGCATCTGGTCAGAGTCAGCATCATCCCCTCCGAGCGGAGGCGAAATGATAATCCCCGACCGGAATGTCCAGGTCGGCACACCATTTGTAGAACGTGCCCCACGACACGCCCAGATCCACGCAGCAATCTCGGACCATCGTTTGGGTGGCCCGTCGCTGCTCCAGGGCGTCGAGGATTATGTCCCGAATGTCCTTGTGCCGGCGGGACTCCAGCACGAATTGCGCCCTGGTCTTATCCATATTGCCTCCTTCCTTCTTCTTCTGCCCGGTATGTTTCCCAGTCTTTAACGTATTGGGTGAAGTCGTCGACCACGTCGCGGTCGGAATCATACTCCACCGATGCCTCGTCCAGTATTAGGCGGAGCCTCTCCACCAGGCGCTTGTGATTATCAAAGATATAAGCCGGCCTCATTCCTTTTCCTCCCATTCGATAAATCTGGCGTTGGGAACTTTCGGGTCCGCGAATCGGTTAAACCCGCCCAGGTATTTGTCGATCTCGATCTCGATTATCTCCCACCCGGCCTCTGCCGGCGCCTCGCCCTTATCGGTCAGATACTCCTCCGTCGCCTCAATCGCGACGACCGCATATCGTACCACCTTGTCCATCTCTCCTCTAACCATTGATGTTGTTCTGGTCCTGATTTAGGACGTACCACTCAATATCGCTGTAATGCTCGTCAGCGTAGGAGTTTGCCGCCTCGTCATCTAAGGCTGTGAATTCCTCGATTATCCCCCAGTCCCCGGTGTTGAGTACTTCTGCGATTTGATACGTTGCCATAGTTCTCCTCCTCTCTTTGGCTAGTGCCGACTCCCTTGCGGGAGTTTCGACCGGGAGCCACCCGGTCTCGTCAGGGCGGGATTACCAGTCCTTTAGCATCCGCATGGTCTGAGCCAAGAACTCGGTGAACTCGGCGAAGCTGTCGATGGTGACCGCGACCGATCCTTGGGCCCGCCCCGCAATCTCCCTCGCTTGTTCAAGTTGACGATCCAGATTGAGTACCGCGCTGTAGAGGTCTTGTAAATTGTTGCTCGTCGTGGTTATCATCTCGGTCCCTCCTCCCTCTTGATTTGATAGCCTTATTGTATACCCTGCGATACTCAAAATCAAGCATCCTATACCCCTAATTTAGACTGATGTCCTCATTGACCACGACGTGCGGCGAGAAGTCGAGGCCGCAAGTCGTGTCCATCAAGCCGTGGAGGACCTGGGTCCTCGCCGATACCTGGTCCACCGGGTAGGCTTTGAGGACCTCGGTAAAATCGTTGAATAGGCTCCAGCCGGTCCTCGCCTCGAATTCCTGGTGGACCGGCTGGTGCCATTGCTCCACCACCTCGCGGATTCTGGCGTTGGGAATGACCCTCGCCATCGCAGCCCGGACGATCGCGGCGTAAGCCTGGTCGTCCGATAGCTCCGCCCCCTTGTATCCCTCGATGCGGAGTTCCTGGCTCCGCCGCAAATCTCCAAGCCGGCCCAGCGCATCGTTGACCAGCCGGGGCAAATCCTGGAGGGCGAACCGGGTATGCTTCCTGGCGAATGTGACCTCGCCGGAGAAGGCCAGGTTGTCGCATACGAACACTCGCGACCCCAGAGCCATGCCGGCAGAGAAACTTTTGTCGTGGGTATTTCGGACCGCGGCAATCAGGCCGAAATCCGAGTTGTTGGACCCGTTGGTCAGATTGAGCAGCCCGAAATACCGCTGCCCGTCCTTTGCAAGAGCGTGTTCCCCGCTCACGATGTGGAGTCCCTGCCCCTCCAGCCCCTCGGTCGCCAGTTCCAGAATCCTGCTATGTGGTATTGGGTAATGGGACCCAACCGGGTCCGGTGTTGCCGAGGATTGAACCTCGGCGAGATCCACTACCTGGGCGCCGGCGTGTAGCATTAGTCCTGACATAAATCCCCTCCTCTTGTCAGCGATTAAACCGCTGCCCAGATGGGCCATCAGCCCATCGTCGGCAGAGGTCTAATCTTGCCAATCGTATTGGTGGAGCCAATCGCCAATGGTCCGGTAGAATCGCGCCGCCTCCTCCACCTCCTCCGCCTCCACCGCCCGGGCAAAATCGCTTGTGGTGGACCGAGTCCGCCGATTGCTCAAGAGGTCCTCCGCCATTCGCTCCTTCATCGAGATCAGAACCTCGATCAGGTTGGTTCCATTCGCGACGGCTCGCTCAATCCGGAGGATAAACTCCAGGCGTATTTCGTGCCGGACCACATCGCCGCCCCATTCTATCGCCTGGCGAATCCACCGGCCCGCCGCTATCTGGGCCTGAAATTCGGCAATCCCGGCGTTGCATCTGTCCTTCTCGAACTCCATCAACTTGAGTATGTTCACGGTTGCGTCCATTTCTACTCCTCCTCTTAAATCCGGCCCCGGACTCGGCAGGACACACACATCACGCTCGTTCCGTCCCGGCTGGTGGGTATCCAGTTGTGGTGGTGCCGGCTGAGTCCTATTGCCTTTAATATTGTCTTGACCATGAGATAGATTATATAGAGGAAAGGATGAAATGTCAAGCAGAGAATACAGAGAATAAACAACGACCCCGGCGGGAGAGGAGAGCAACCGCCGGGGCCGATGCGAGCGAGGGAGAGAGGGAGAGAAATTCTATGTGTTGGCGTGGTCCTCCAGGTGCCGGACCAGCGAAGCCCGGAGTTCTCGAACGTCGTCCTTGACCTCGCCGATGTCATCCCGGAGGGCGTCCAGCTTTGTCACTACGACCTGGTAACGGTCGGACCGTCCATTGACATGGCGCCGGCTAATTAGCGCCCACACCACGACAGCCACCAGGACCCCAATGGGGCCTGCAATCTCGGCCAGGCCGACAATCTCGGCCAATCCTATAATCTCCATGTTAGATACCCTCCAGGTTATCCAGCTAGGATTCTTCGTATAACCAGGCGCAGATTTCGTCGTTGGCGTCTACCTCGACCCGTAGCGTCTCGATTTTAATGGAGACGGATTCGGTCTGGCTTACACCGTCGGCGTCCAGCGATTGGATGTCGTGGCCGGTACACCGGGAGACCAATTCCGAAAGGTCGCCGCCCCAGTATTCGTCCCGCTGGTGGCATGCCGCGTGGCCGTTACAGTTACAACCGGCCTCGGCTAGAACGCTATTAACAAAATCCATGCGCTCCAGGATGTCCAGATCGTCCGCGGTGTTGACATCTATAGCTGGGAGATTTGCCAGAGCGGAGAATGGCCCCAGCGTCCGTCTAGGCATTGGTCTGCACCCCGCCAAAATAAACTCTCTCGGCAGTCCCTGGTTTTCTTATATATATTGAATTGGTGATCATTATTGCCATATTCCGCATAGTATTAGCTGCCGCTGTGGTGGGGTCTGTCCCAGCCAAAAATGCAAGTTCGTTTGTCCCGTCATATAATTTTGGCTGGTCGTTAACATCCGTTCCCGGTTTGAGAATAGAACTAATCTGTTCCTCAACTCCCGAGGACGGTTGCCGATTAGTGGCGGCTGTGCCGAGAAATGCCGCCACCGCGTCACCTATTGCCATGATTTCCTCCCTAATGGCCCAATAGTCTAATCCAGGCAAAATCTTGCGCCGCCAGCACGACGCCGCCGGACTTCGCCGACCATTTCGCCCCGGTGGTCTCCCCGGAGGCGGCGGTTAGCACCTGGTCGTTGCTCCCGACCGCTAGCATCTGCGGAGCGCCGGAGCCGTCCCCGACCATAATCTGGCCTTTCGTAGTCTGGGAAACTAACGTCACCGCGCTGGTGCCATTCCCGATCAAGACGCTCCCGGCGGTCAAACTGGTCGTCCCGGTGCCGCCACTTCCCACCGGCAGCGTTCCGCTAACTCCGGTGGCCAGCGCTACCTCGTTCCACGCCGGGGCGTTGCTGGTCCCAGTGTTGGCTAGGTATTGGGTCGAGGTCGTGGATTTAGCAAGACGGGCCGGAGCGTTGGCGCCGCTTGCATAAATTATATCGCCCTGAGCGGTCATTACCGCCGGGGCGGTGACTAGAAAATTGTCCCGCAGATGTGTATTGAGGTCACTGGCCAAAACCACATAGGCCGTCACCCAAGTCTTGGGAGCTGTAAAGCTAATTGTCTCCCCCTATGCCGTGGTCGATATTTTCTTGCCGAAGCGTTTCCACGGTCTCTCCAGGTTCCCAGTTCCGGTTGATTGCATTGGCTGGATTGCGTCCGTTCCACGGCCTTCGGAGCAACTCGGCCTCGATGGCTTTACGGTCGGCGGGGAGCAGGACTTTGAACCACTTCCCCTCGTTGTGGTTATTTCCACATTCGGGACACATAAAAATCAACTCGGAAAGGTCGATAATTAGGGCGCTATTGCAGCCGGCGCAGTCGACTATCCACCGGCCATGATTGATCCGGGCCGAGACCTCCCCCGCAGTTTGCCGGGGTGTCGGCTCAGGCAACGGACCGAATCCCATTGCCACATATACCCTCTGGACCATTACCAGATACGGCTCCGCCTGGAGGTGCTGGTGCTGGACGATCCAATCATCCATCAGTAGGCCAGCCTGGTCTGGGTTCCCAGAGCCGAGGTTCCCAGAACCCAAAAGTCGGAGAATTGTACCGCGTCACTTATCAGGTATTGGACCCTGTGCGTCCGGTCGGAGCTTATTTTGTGGGAGATGGCCTCCACGAAAAAACCTTCACTGAGACCCAGATTAGCGTTGTTGTTTGCCACAACTGTGATCCGGTCGGAAATGTTCCTGGTTATCATTTCGTCCAGGGAGGTTTGGTCCCGGTTCGCGATATAGGACAATTTGAGCGTCGGCGTCGGGTCCTTGTAGATGCCCAGATTAAAGCGCGCCCATTTGAGAGCCTCGGTCGTGTCGGGTATAAATTTTGACCTGCTCGGCCAGGTGCGCTTCCCGAAGGCGGTTTGGCTCGTCGCGTCCTCCTGTCTAATGGTGGCAGGGTCGTCGGCGGTGATGGCCGTTCCCCTGGCCTGTAACTTGGTGATGTACGCCGTGACCGACCCGTTATTAGTTAAGGCGATCTCCATCGTCTCGCTGGATTTAGTGACCGAGATGCCAAGGTCGCCGGTCACATTATCCCCCGATCCATCCGCGGCGCTATTGCCAAGAACGTCTGTGGTCGCGGCGGTGGTCGTCCAGGCATCGACTCCCCTGGCATTATTCTCCGAGGACTCGGTGGGATACCGGGAAAAAAATGTTCGGGTCACACCGGGGGAGATGGGCGGGGAATTTGTTCCCGTCTCTGATAATGTCCACAATACCGCCACGCTCGCCGTTGTATACCCCTGGACGTCAGCCTCAAATATATTAAATATATGCGGGAGGAACGCATCCTGGACTATCCCGGTATATGGTAGATTGGCCCCCGATGCGTCCGAAAATGTTGCTTGAGAGATCAGGGCCGCGCCGCTCAATCGGTGGTGCCGGTTGTCAAAAATAATTTTCCCGGCTTTGCCCTCACGGATAAAACCGCCCTCGGCGGACTCAATGTCCTGTAATGCCGGGACCGTATAGGTACGATCTGCCCAATACCGGGAGATAGTGGTCTTGCCCTCGTCCAGGCTCCGGTAATCCGAGCCAGTGCCCCAGCCGGCGGCGTCCAGGATGTCGTCAATGACCTGGTCGGTCCTCTGGTTCTCGACCATCGGCACCGCAATCTGGTCGAGGTTGACTTCCTTTAACGGCCCGTGCGCCTCCAGCATAGCGGTAGAGTCGCCGCCCGTATGTGCCACGGGCGTTATTTGGGACAGGTATCCCTGCCATATAACAACGCGGGTTTGGGCGTCCGAGGTCGCCGTGAGTCTCACCGGTCGACCGGGGAGAATATACCCATATAAAGGGGATGATGTGTTAAAGCTGGAATAATCCCCAGAGCGATTATCTAAGGTCGCTTTCAATACTCCGGCCTTGGATCGGCCCGTCAGTTGAGAGGCCCGGTCCCGTCCAAAACCGCAGCTGATCGACCGGATACGGCCGGAGTCTATCGGGTTACCGTCTGCCCAGGTTACGGGGAATGTTAACGGAAACCATACCGCCTCAAAACTCCCTTGGTTCGACCAGTCCACTTCCAGCCTATACGTTGCTAGGCTCATTATCTAATCCATTGAGGCGGTTTAGCTCGCCTGAGAAGTGAGCATATTGCGCCTTGAATTTTCTGGCCTCGGCCAGGGCCTTGGTGGACCCCTCCAGATTGTCGAGCAGAACTTGACTTCGGGCGTTAATGACCGAGTTGGCAATCGCGGTCTTTAGCGCCCTGATGTGACCCGTAATAGCGGCCCGGGCCAGCTCCTCCATCTCCTCGGTGCTAACATCCTCCAGGAATTCCGGGAGTATCTGGATCACGTCCATTCTATACCTCCGGCCGTGGATTCCCCTGCCAGTCTGCCAAATCAATCCCCGCTGCTCTGGCCTTATCCCGCACATCCGCCATCCATGTAGCCTCGCTGTCCCCAGGTGTGCGACCGCGATGCTGCCGGAAATTGTTCAACTCATTGATGGCGGCATTAACGGTCTGCTGGGCAACCCGCAGCAAGTCCTCGGCGTCCTCGTCGAATATCTCTCCCATTATTTTCCTCCCATTAAAGCTCTCTCCATTGCCGCGAGGCGGTCATCAACGGTGGCGAATTGGTCATCCATGCGTTGGCGGTTTTGATAAATACCACCAGCTAGCAGCGCCTCCATTCGTTGGTCGTTGTGCCCAATCCAACCGTCGTCATACTGCCGCAGCACCCCCATTTCTACAAGTTCGTCAGTATTTACTTTAAGCAGGTTCCTGCCCTGCTCATAAATATTAAGACGGTTGGGCTTGCTAAACGCCCTTTCCAATACCTTTGCATCATCATAGTCGTCGAATACGTTGTCGTCCCATGTCGTGTTGGCGTCGATTGAGGTTTGACCATCAGGGATACGCCAAATATCAGCGGCGGTGGCAGACCCATCAGTGTCCCGTGAGTTCAAAACTAAATAGCCGTTCCCATTATCATATAAGAACCGATACTCCATATTGTTAGCGCTCCCATCCCCGGAGCCTTGGGTGAACTTTATCTGTGCTCCAGCACCAGCCCCACCAGCGGCTAATGTTTTCAGTTGCAATCGGGCATTTTCATTATTTGAGGTGGTTTCCACAGTGAGGACCTGTGTGGCCGAGCCGCCCTTCAGAGTGAGGGCGTTTGCCGTCCAGTCGTTCCCCGCCGCGCCGACGTTTAACAACGTGCCAACAGAGTTGAGGTCGACGCTTCCAACACTCTGGCATATTACGCCAAACATACGCCGCCCCGATGTCGCCCGCAGCAGGGGAGCCATCATCCACTTCTACAGTAAATTTCGCCACTTGAGTGCCGTAGTCCACCCCGTCGTCGGCCATAAATCCAATGTCTCCAACAACATCGTTGTCGGCAAGTATGGTGTGAGATCCTATGGCCGCCCGGCTCTTTAGCAGATCCAGCCTGGCACCAGACGTATCGGCAGAGAACCTGCCGATAATTGCACTGCCGTCGGAGCCGCCTGTTCCGAGTAACTGGAACTCGGATAAAAAGTTCGCTGTAATTTGGGCAGTATGCCCAATAACTACTCCATAGCCATTAGCAACAAAGAAATCCCCACCTCCAACCGTTAGGGCATTTCCGTCTTGGGTCAGTGTCATGTCGCCGTTATCCCAGTTGATGACACCACCTTCTGCAAGGGCCAGCCCCGTCAAAGATAGCGTGTCTCCGGTCCCTATTCCAATAGAAGTCCGCAGGGTAGCCCCGGACTCAGCGACCGGGTCTGTCGTCCCGTTTCCGACAATCATCTGGCCGTCAGTCAGGACCGCCATTGCCGTGATTGCACCCGTTCCCGACCCGAGCAGCACCCCGCCATCAGTGAGAGCCGAGACCCCCGTCCCGCCGTATGCAACTCCCACATCTGTCCCCTGCCAGACCCCCGTTGCGATGGTGCCCAGCGATGTGATAAAGGAGGTCGCCTGCCAGTCGGGGAGACCTCCGGTAATTCGCAGAATATCGTTAGTCGAGCCAGCCCCTAGCCGGCTGAGTTGCGAGCCGGAGGAGGCATAGACGATATCTCCCGTAGCCTGAGAATTAAAAACGTGCAGCCCCACGCCCTCAAACTCGGCCTTGGTTAAAGCCGGCCCCTGGTCCCCGTGTTTTAACTCGTTCGCCATTTATGCCCTCGCGAGGACGCCCTGGAATCCACCGCCCAGGACCGCGTCCCTAACCACAGATGTAACTTTTTGCTCGAAGTCCTCCATGCCCAGAACGTCCCCTGCTATCGTGATGTTGACCGTGATGCCCATGCCTCCCCGGCCCAACGGCACCACCGCCTCCGGTCCACTCTCTCCCAGCATCGCCAGCGTGGGCCGGTTGACGATGCCGCCCTTCGCAAATTCGATCGGGTCAATGGTAGGAATGCGGGGGAGTTTTAACGTTATCCCCGACCATCCCGGCACCACAACTTTTTTCCCGATCTTTTTTTCATCCCATCCAGGAATTTTGATTTTGATATTATTGATACCTCTTATGACCCCATTTATGATTCCAATTATGGCGTTGACCGAGGTTAGGATCCCGCCCTTGATGCCGGCCCAGATGCCCAAGATTTTTTCCTTGACCGTCTCAAACGTAGACACAAGGGCATCGGTCACGGTGGTGAAAGTTGCCTTTATGCCGTTCCAGATCTCATCCCAATTATCTCGGAGGAACTGTATGGCCTTGATTAAAGCCCCACCAGGCAGGAGCCATCCGAGCTTTGAATTGAAAACCTCGGTGATTTTATCAAAAACCGTTTTGACAATCTTTTTGATAAAATTGAATACTATCTCCCAAGTAGCCTTGAGTTTATCCAGGGCTTTTTGCAGAACATCAATAATGGCATCCCGTATAACCGTGAACGCCATGCTCAGGGTCTCACTCACAAGGGTAAAAGTTTCAACTATCCCATTCCATATCTCGTCCCAGTTGTCCTTGATAAACAGGATGGCCTTAATCAAGGCTCCATGAGGCAAGAGCCACATCAGCTTTGAATTGAAAACATCGGTGATTATACCGAAAACCTTTTTGACAATATCCTTGATGAAATCAAAAACGGTCTTGAAAGTGCTTTTAAGGATTTCCAGCGTAGCCTTGAGAACGAGGATGATTTTATCCCAGTTTTTCCAAATTAGTATGGCGGCAGCTATGGCGACGCCGATGCCAATAATTATCAATGTTATGGGGCCCATGCTCAAATTGAGTCCGATAAAGGCCAACTTCGCCCCGTGGAGGACCGGTGTCATTATCCCCATGATACCCGAGAACCCGGCGACGGCCGGCCCGGCCGCCATAAATATCGGCGCAATCGCCGACGCCTTTTCAATCAATTTGCCATTTTCAAATACCAGATCCGACAGGCTGGATTTCATTTTATCCATGACGGTTCTGGTGCTGGCGAAGGCCTCGGCCTCCTCTGCCATTACTCCGGTCAAATCCTCTAGCTGAGTCTGATATGTAGCATACTGCTCCTCACTGAGACCTAATTGTTCCAACACCCCGGCGAGACCGGTCTCCGATTTCTCCATCGCCTTCCTAAACTCGGTCTGGGCTATCCTCCCTTTAATGCCCGCTTTTTCCAGCGCGGTCATTACCACCGCGGCCTCGTTCACAGAAATCCCCATCGCGGACAGTTCCGGCGCCATCTTGCCGATACCGTCCAGGAATTCTTGAACCGACCCCGTGCCTTCTCGTGTGATTAACCCAAAGGCCCCCAGAAGTTCGGTTTCGTTCCCAACCTCGACGCCCACAGCCGCCAGGGCCGCGCCGGCCTTCGCCAAAGCCTCGGCACTGAGTCCGGTCGCATCTCCGACGGTGTCCCAGAAGGTCGCATATTCTTTGAGCGCGTCGGCGCTTTCCAGCCCTTGTTGTGCGCCCAATGTCATCAGTTCCAGGGCTGATTCCAGAGGGAATGTGGCGTTGCTCAGGCTTGACGCCATCCCCCGTATCTCGTCCTCCGACAGGCCGGTGGCGCTGGCTAGTTTCAAGGTTGATTCTGTGAGGCCCTGCTGGGACTTGGCCAATCCCTCCATGCCGACGCCCAGCGCGGTGATTCCAAGACCGATTGCTTTCCGGTTTTTGACAATGGAATCCTTCATGCCCTGAAAGCTGGATCTGACTTTCCCAATCCCAGCCTCAGCGCCGGACCCGTCGGCGGTGATTGTTATTTCAACGTCGTTAGCCATCGTCCTCTGGTTTTCCCGCCTGTACGATTGCGATCATTTGGAGGATTGTAGCCTCCTCGCCCATCAACTGAGATGGGAGACAGCTATACCGCTGGCATAGGCCGTCTATAAGCTCGGCCCGTTCCAACGCCCACGGCTTGACTATTCGGTTGCCATTGCGGTCGATGCTGCCGCCAACGTGCTTAAATCGCCGGATGTCTCGGATAAAGGGGCCGGCACCCCAGCCACCGCCTCGACCCAGTGCTGCACGACCAGATTGGTCAACTGTATCGGGATTGATAGCATCCCGTCAGAGTTGGCCGGGATTGGGTTCCCGTCGGCGTCATCCAGGTTCCACTCCATCAGGACAGTCTCCCCGAATAATCGGGCCATCACCTCCTGATCATCGCCTTGGGCGGATTCCCGGAGGGCGATAAACTGGGCGAATGTGACACTGAGCCGGAGGATTATCTCGGCCCCGTCATAGTCCGTCCCCTCAAAAGTGATTCGGGCGGTCTTTTCGGGAATACGAAATCCCTTCCGGACCGCCGGTTGTAAGCCGTTGGTCATAACCATTTATGTGGTCCACGTCGGGACAACGCCGCCGGCCAGAGAGCCAGGAGCCGACCAGGTCAATTCCCCACCGCTGCCCCGGCTCACCGCGTAATCGGAATAAAAAAGCTCCCCCGGCAGTATTTGCCCGGAGACTGTAATGGTGGTAGTCCGTGCCACGCTGGTTGATGACACCGTCTTGAATACGTCGTGGCTCATATTGGTGGCATCGTTGAAGATGCCCGAATTGGAGACCGTCATATCTGCCAGGAGTAGCAACCGCTCAAAAGCCGATTTGTCTATCCCCGTGATATCCGACACTTCCCGCGGCGTGGCCCAGTCGAGGGAGGTTATGTCATTTGAAATGGTTCTAGCAGTTCCCCCCGAGTCGTCCACGGCGATGCTCATTCCCAAACCCGATTCTTTAGCCATTTACACTCCTCCTGTATTGGTGATCATTCCAGTTATCCATGAATTCCAGCGGCTCCATAACCCGCCGGTCCTTCGTTAGTATCGGGTCACGCCCGACCGCTACTCTATGTCCTCCGGCCTGGCCGGTGAAACATTCCTGCCCCGGTGCAAAGACAAAGACAATCAAACCATCCTCGTTCTCCTCCCGGAAGCCCAGCCGCGATCTGCGGATAAAGTTGAGGTTTGCCGTATCTCCCGCGGAGAGAATGGTCCGCCAGCCCGTCATGTAGTTGACACAACCGACCTCCTTACAGGTCGCCTCCCGCCAATGGTCCCGCGGACGGTTGAGCCGCCAATGGATTACAAGATTATTGTTTATCATAGTCGGACCCAATGGACTCCCGTGATTGGATGATACCTGGCCTGCTCCCGGGTCCGGCAAATCCAGCAAATCCGAATACCCCAATCGTTCGGGAGGACTCGCCACCAATGATGGCTGAACAAACACATCACGCGTTAAGGTTGACGTCGTCCTGGGCGGTCCCTCGACGGGTGACCATGCAGAAGTCGCAATTGCTGAATGTGCCGCTGGTCGATACCCGGAGATATCGCAATATAGCCCCGCTGAGCGTCAACCTCTGAGCGGTCGGAGCCGCCGCCGCCGCGACCGCGACGAATGATAGAATCGTCGCGAACGTCACATTATCGCTGGATTGCTGGATGCTCACGGTTGCCGTTCCCGAATCAACGTCTACTGTCTGCAGAATACCCACCAGGCCATAACCCGTCGTGGCTCCGTCGTCCCTGCTGGTGGAGACCGCCGCCGCGCTGTGGGTTTCCTTGCCGGTGGTCAATGTATTCCCCCAGTCCAACGACACCCCGGACGCGGCCTGAGTGTCCACAGTGACTGATAGCCCGCCATCTGACCCGCGGCTCCCGTCATAGTTAAGTTGTTTAGCGACCAGACACGCGGCCACATCCCCGCGGGTTGCGCCGAAAGTCCAGGTGACAATCCGGTCGGTGGTCGGTAATTCCGAAAATGCCGCGTGTTCTTGCTCGGTCGCATCGTTAAACCAGGATGTGACCGCTAGATTCCCGTCGGACAATCCCATCACCCGCTCATGGGCCGAGGCGTTAATGGCGGTAACATCTAAAATACCCCGAGGCGAACTGGCATTGTCTATAGCTGAAACGTCCCCGCTCAGGTCATACCCATGAACAAATATCTGCTGGCCAAGTCCTGATTTTTTTGCCATATACTCTCCCTATGGAGTGATAGTCACTTCGCCCATCAGTTGAATTGAAAATGGAATTGTCGCCGTGCGGTATAGGCTCCCGCCCATGTCCATCGTGGCGACCGTGGCTCCCCCGACCGTGGAGTCGGTGCAGTTTCCGTCGAGGTTTGCGTCGGACCGGAGCTTGGTGTCTACTTCTACCATCGCGTCCCATAGCTCCAGCTCGATGGACTCCCGGACATCTGCCGACGCCTGGAGGCGGAAATAAGCTCGTACCATAATGGTCGTGGTCGAGCCAATATCCCCGAGGGTCTGCCAGCCGCTGGTCCTCGACTGGACCCAGTAAGCCAGGACCGGAGTGCCGGCCAGGGCCAAAGGCTCGGCCCTGATAACAGCGGTAAAGGCCGGGTCTGTGATGGTCGATAATAAAACATCAATCCTATCCAATGCTCCCGACCTGCTCACTGGAAAGCCTCGACCACAGCATCGCCGATATATTTGTCTATCAATGCTGCCTTATTGGCCTTGATGGCGTTGGAAGCATTGGCAAACATATGATAACGGGCCTCGACCCTCGCGGCGTATGACAGATCTATGTTGCCGCGTGGCCCCTTCGCATTTACCTCGGCCACATTGTCCCGTATCAGATGGGCGAATATGGCCCGCTTGAGGACGCGGGTATGGGCGCCGTGCCGGTCGGCAGGCTTGGATTTCCAATATTGCGAAGCCGATGGACCCCATAGCTGATCGTCGACCTTGTTCGCTCCCTCGATGGTCGCCAGGTCCAGGAGCCCCCGGTTGATAATCCCCTGCATCACTTTGAGACCGGACCCGTCAAAGATTGGCCCCTTGATTTCAAAAGTGACCCCGAACGGCTCGGCCATTAGAAAATCACCCCGTTGGAGGTGCCGGTCGCCCGGTAATCGTCCAGGGTTTGGAGGACTGACCGGATCTCGCCCTCGGCCACCGTGATCGACATCTCCCCGCCTCCGATGGTCCCGGCCGACCCCAGGTCACGGTTGCGGAAGGTCAATTTTGCAATATCGAGGCAAGCCTGGACCACCAGCTCCGGGTAGTCGTACCGGGTCAGGCCGGCGCCCCCGGAATGAGTGGCCGCCGTCGTTCCATTAACGCCCCGCTCCACCGTCAAGGTGTTTCCACTGATGGCGGTTATGTATAGCTGCTCGGAGTCAATCAGGATTGTCTGGCCCGGCCCCAGGTCGGTCGCGCTGGTCACGCTGATGGAGGTCGCGGTCGTGGAGGTTATCGCGTCCGCCGTGGTAACGGACAAGATATCGGCGGTATAGCCCCAGCTTCCCAGGATGCTTAATGTCTGCTGGCCGGCGTCCAGGGTGTTGGATGTGTCCTCGTTCAGCTTGAAAATAGTTTTAGGGCTGACATTGTAGGGCATGAGAAAGAAGTCGCTGGCATAGCCCTCGGTCAAGACGGTGCTGCCCCCGCGGTCGGTGTCGTCGTAAGCGGTCACCGTCGTAGTGGAGACCAGCCAGCCATCCAGCGGAATGACACTCGCCAGGGAGACCGTGGTGGCTATGTCATCCGTCCCAGCCAAGATGGCGTACTGCGGAGACTGGACCAACGCCCCGGACCCGATATCATAAAGCCGGGTCTCGGTCAGCGGTCCAAACGTCCCGCCTTCACAATAATTGTCGATGCGCCGGGATGCGGCCTCCAGGATGCGCCGGATGCTGCCGGCGTCGCTCGTCCAGCCGGAGGAGAACGACGTTCCCGCCAGGTAGTCCCGGAGGTCGTCCGCGCTGGCGTATGTGTGCCGAGTTGAAATAGGCGGGATTGGCTTTGAGAGTAGCCGCCGGGACATCGTATTCCACGCCGGCCTCGTAGGCTTCCCCGCCCCCAGAAGAAAAGTTCTGGACGCATAACGCTTTGGGCATCTTGTCCTCCTTGATTGAGGAGCGGGACCGTAGCCCCGCCCCCTGTTGATTGTGGTTTATCCCACAACCGCCGATTAGGCGGCGCGTGGAATCTTGAAGGCGGCGGCGAGTCCAACCTGCCCATCGCCTCGCCTGGAAGCAAAGAAACCGACTTGATCTGTGCCCATATACAAACTGTCGTTACGCCTTATTGTGAATCCGACCCGATCGAATATGTAGTATTTGCGGAAGTCACCGAAGATGGCAATCTTCTCAGTGGAGGTGATGTTGCCACCCAGGGCACTCACCACATCGGTCAAGACGGTCCGTTTGCCGAGGATGAAGTCCGCCGGGGCGGCGGTCAGACTTGGGATGGAATGTACCCCGGCGGCGGTTATAGCAATCGAGTTGATAAGTGACGCAATGGTGGACTTCATCACCCAAGTAGCATTCGCCCGGTGCTGGGCGTTCAATGCGTAGTAGGTGCCGATGAGGTCAGCGCCTACGACCGAGGTTGCGTTGGCCATCGTGTAGAAAGCCACATCCCCATCGGACATGATCCCGGCATACTGGGTCGTGTTATTTCCACCGATGATACCAACGTCCTCAAACTGCCCCGCGGCCTCCTGGAAGATCTGAGAGAGCAAGGCCGGGAGGTTGATGGCCGAGTCGTCCAGGAGTTCGACCAGACCGCCGGACTTCTCAATGGAGAATGTCACCTGGCCGACGGTTGGCGTGGACTCGGTCGGCGCCGCTTCCTCCGCTATCGCTGCCCAGGTCGCGCTCGCCATCGTCGGGAGATACCCGTCCTTGGATGCAACCCGGATCACGGTGCAAAGGGCTCGAAGCTGGGAACCTGGGACGCCCGTGTCTCGAATAACATTCGAGAGGAACTGCTCGGGAACGAAGAAACCGCCTTCCGCATCGGTGTCCTCTTGCATGGCCTTGACTTCGTCCGGGCTGGCGGTTTTCCAGAACATATCATCCGACGGTGACCGGAGCCACTTAACGAACGTATCGGACATAAACCGGGCCTCGTCCTTGACGTTGTCCCCCATCTGTTCCTGAACCCACAGGGGCTGTGCCATTGCCGGCAAGCCCTTGATAAATGACGCCGGTTTATAGTCGCCCTTGATACTGGCTACCTTGTCCAGCGGGTTATAAACCGCGACATCGTTGGACGTAACCGGGATCGTGTTGAGCGGCTGATTGAAGCTTCCGGACCTGGGAGGCGGCGGCGTCGATCTCGTCGGCCTTTGTCATCGTGGCCTGAGCCTCGTCCGCTAACCTTTTGAATGTCTCCATTTCCCCCTGGTCAATAGCTGCCTGGGCCTGGTCCAGCAATGCGCTGGCGGAGGCCCGTAATTCCTTGGTTTCCATTTCAATCTCCTATTACTAAAGTGTCCCCGATGTGGTGATTTAACTGTAATTCCAGGCGCATCCGAGAAAGGCGTAACCGTTGGCTGGCCGTGTCCGCATCGGAGGCGGCGTCAACCGGATCGTCTGACTGGGATTCACCAGTGGCTGGCTCAAAGAGGATGCCGTCGTGGGAGCGGCAGAATGCCCGAGCCTGGGCCTCGCTCCACTCCTCGGCGGGCATCCGGTATGACGTTAGCGACCAGGCCCCGGTTTCTTCGTGATGTCCAAAGAGGATCTGGAGCGACTTGCCGTCAAAGTCCCCGTCCTCGATGGTCTCGGAGGATGTCCGGAACTGGTCGAAGCCGGCCGGGTCCATAATCCGGCACGCGTGGGAGTCGGGGTATGGCTTGACCTCTGGCGCCGGGGCCGAGTATTCGACCACCACCTCATACCGGGCGTGAGTCCGGCAGGGCATAAAAACATTCTCCCCTTCGACCATCATCGAATGGGCGCCGGAGCATCCAAGCTCCTCGGCCCTGGCCTCGGCTTCCTCCCTGGTGTCGTAGATATCCGGGGCCTTGGCCGCCTTGGCCGCGATGGTGGAGGTTGAAGGCGAGGCCCCACGAATTACCGCGGAGACCTCGACCCAGTCCAAATTTAATATCCTGCGCGTGGTCTCCTTGCCGGCCCGGTCATAAACCACCGCATCGCCGATGGGGAGATTAAATCCCACAGACCACTCCCGGATGAATTCCCCCGCTATGTTAGAGTAGGCTTCTTTTCCGGCCTGAGTGTCGAGGTTCATCTGCATCCGGGTATACAGTCGATGCTCGTCCCCGTTGCCGGTTTTCTCAGGCTGGGCGAATATTACTTTCCCCACCAGGTTCGATTGATCGTGGCCGGCCAGGACCGGGATGGGGAGGTTTTCCCGGATGCTATCGTCGAAAGCCCTCGGGTCGATAATGTCCCCGTCCGCGTCCCGGACTCCCATAGTGTTGACGTAGGCTTCAATAATTCCCTGGCGGTCGTCCAGCACTTTGGCGTCCGAGATAAAAAACTTATTGATCATACGATGGTTTCCTCCGGCTTATAGCTCCTGGGCATCGGTTGCCAGTTCAGCGTCCCGTTAGGGTGGTCGTCGATATCTTGGGCTTGCTCCACGGTGTAAATCTGGCCGTGGCGTTCGATGCAAGTCCGTCCATACGGATCGCCCGGGTCAACATAGGTATCGTCGGCATCGCCATCCACATCATCGGCGCGGACATAGCTAAAGCCCTGCTCCTTGTAGAACCCGACAGAGGTTTGGTTTTGACTTCTCATGATCTCGGTTCGGGCAATCAGTCTCGCCCTGCTCTCGGTCTCGGTCAGGACAGACCGGAGGCCCGGGAACTGATCAACCGGGACGCCCCGCGCCAGTTGCCCAATAGAGTAGCCCCGGTCAAGAGCAATCCCCACCGCTCGGCGGATGGCTTCATTAGTCGTCCGGTGTATCATCGTCGCTCTGGTCGGCGCCTGGACCAGGACCGATTGAACGAACGGGAGCTTCTCCGACCAGTCCAGTGTTCCGGCGAGGCCGTTAGCGTTAATGGCGGCCATAGTTTTTTTACTCATCCGGAGCATCGCTGACTCCAGGATGGCGGTCAGGTTGGGAATCTCCCCCGATGGCATTAGCATGTCGGCGTCGAAAGGGAAGTCCTTGGTCTCTCCGGCGCCGCGCTCCATGTACCGGCCCAGTATCCCGTCCACCCGGTTTCGCAATCCGCGGAAGTGCCGCTGGACTTTGGGCGTCAATGCGTCGGTCTCCTCCTCCCGGTCCTCCAGGAGTTGCCGGCGTAATATCCCAGCCCGTCGCGCTGGCCGTGGAGCTTTCAGCATATCGACCATCAGCGATTCCTCCACCGGCGCCTCGCCGATAGCGACCGCAGCCGGGGCGCCCTCGGCCACCTCAAAAACTGACGACGGGATTCGCCGGACCCCTCCATCGGTGATAGCCTCCATGCCGAGTTGCTCCCTGGCCTCGTTCAGCGTCAGGATGCCGCCGGCAAATAAGCCGGTGACCCTGGAGGTCATTGCCTCCCGGTCGTCCAGGCTGGAGCGCATTTGTGCCCAGTCCACGGTAAGGGTCTCGTTGCCGGTATACTCGTCGACCATGTTACGGTTAAAGTGCCTGAGGATTCGGGAGACCATCGGCTCCAGGGTCTCGGAATGGAACGCGATTCGCGCCTCCCGGTAGTTGCTATAAGTCGAGCGCTGAAGCCCCACATTGGCCCCCACCAGGATGGCCGGCACTCCGAAAACGGCGCAGATTCTGGATTCGGTCAAATCGTGCAACTCCGGCAAGGCCATGTCTTTCGGGCTGTGAGCCATCGGGACATAGTCGGCATCCTCGTCCAGGATAGCCACACGGTGGAAGTTGTTTCGACCGCCGAACTGGGACCGCCACCGGTTGCGAATGATGGTGGCCTCTTCCTGGCTAGTGATGCGTCGTTTTAGACGCAATAAGCCGCTGGGAACACCCGCGTTCTGGAAATAAATTTTCGCGAAGTCGGTCATGTTCAGATCGAGGTTGACGTTCCGAGACAGCACCTGGAGGGGAGACAATCCGTAAAGGTCGCCGCCGGGATTCGGCAGCGACAGATGGCAAATATCCTCTTTGGGAATTGAATACTCGCGCCCACCGACGGTATAGATGAATCCCTCCGCTCCGTAATCGCCGCCAACGATTCGCACTCGGTCGGGCCGGAGGAGGTAAAGCGCCCCGACCTTTCCTCCACGGGTCCGCTCCTTGAGGGTGTAAGTATTACCGGCCACCATAAGAAAAGTGACCAGCGACTCGATGAACGAACCCCAGTCAGAGTATGGGTTGGGCTTGGAGGTCAGGTCGTAGAGGAGGCCGGTGGTTATCTCAACGGCCCCGCCGCCGGTGGCGGGGGCCTGGACGTAATAACGCGGAGAGGCCGCGGAGACTGCCAGCTCCCTGATGCAAGCGTGGACGATCTCGCTCTTGGCGTATCCCTCGGTGGCGAAGGATTCGAAATTGGCGTCAGGATAGCTGGCCTGCCCCACATCATAGTTGAGCGGGACGGCCACGGCCACTTCTTCAGCTTTGCGGAGGAAGTCCCAGAAAGGCAAAATGACCTCCACCGGCTTCGGGCTTTCGCCTCGGACACGCGCCGGAGTGGGCCACTATCTCTAAATTTAGCATAACGACGGGCAAAAGAAAAGGCCCCGGCACTTGGCCGGGGCTGAGAGGTTGGGGCGCCCCTTCTTGGATGCGGTGACTTAATTCACCTCATCTTCCACATCCTAGGTGCGGCGCTGAGGTATGCACCGTGTCATCCACCACGAATTATATATCAATGGCATTTACAGGAACAACCCACCAGCCGGCAAACGCCGTGAGCATCAAAGACGCAGGCCAGCGACTTCACCCCGCCTCGTTCCGAGTCTTGCATCGGGAGCATACTATCACCGTTCCAGGCTCGGCCTTCTCGGCCAGGAGCTTGCCACAATGGGCGCACCGGAGTTCCTTATTCAAGCGGAGAAAATCAGCCAATTCGCCCGTTTTTCTCCGGCTCTTGAACGATGTCCATGTAAGTTGTTCCTTTGTGCTGAAAAATACTGAGCCGGACTATCTCCGGACATTCCTCGCACCCGAAATAAATATAAAGGCCATCACGCCGACCACTAGGGGATTCCTCGATATCTTCATTTAGACTAATCGTCTGGCCGACAATCTCCACATGGAGACCGGTCTTGCTATCCTCTCGATCTCGGTTGAAAACCTCAACCTTGAATTGGTGCAAGTGGCTCATGTCACCACAACCACGGCATACCAAGGAGCTCTGATATCCATCCCATTCGATCCACGATCCCACGTTTACCATACACCTATCCCTGGGCCTGGCGCCCCGTAGCACATAGCCAGGGCGTCGGCATCGTCTGGGCTTCCACTGCTTGAACGTTTCTTGAAGTCGTCTTTACTTTCCAGCTTTATCCTCCTGTCTCCCTGGACCGTATATCGCCGGGCCGATAGCTGGGCCAGCAGCGCCGGGTTATCGTCGATGTCAATAGTCCCGTCCCGGAATACCTGGCCCAACTCCATCCACGCCTCGGCAATGGCGTTGACATACCGGTCAGAACGCCGCGCCCTTTCGCCACCATCGGTCACACCGCCGCCGACGCCCGTATCATCCACCACGATGGAGGTAACGTCCGGATCGTCCTCGGCCATAATCTTGAGCCGCCCCGCCACCTCCTGAGTGTCCCGGCCCTGGACCTTCCAGGCCAGCCGGCAGACATTCCCCTGCCTCCGGTAGACCACGGTCTTATCCGCGCCGAACCGGGCCACGTCACAGGCCAGAGTGACCGGACCCTCCGAGACAAGCTCCCGCTGGACCGCCTCCATCAGGAGAGACCGCGGAACGATGGCGTCCTCCAGATTGTCAGGGAACCGGCCCAGGACTGAGGCGATATAAAGGGCCGACCCCTCGCCCCACTCCCGGCGCCGTTCCTCCACCTGCTCGGCTGTAACCATTCCAGGTATGATCTCTCTATTTTGCTGGATGTTGGGCGTGTCTGCCGCCGCAATTTCGACCGTGTGGTATAGGTCGCTCCCGCCGTGGAACGCGTCATAAAACTCCCCCGAGCTGGCGAAGGCGTTACCGGTGAGAAGCATCCGGGCCGGGTTGAGTCTCTTGACCGCGTCGATGTGGGATTGCTCGATGTTGTGGGCCTCGGTCAGAACGACCAGAAGATTCGGGCTGTGGAATCCCTGGATGTTGTACTCGTTATCCGTGGCGAACCCGACCGCATAATGGCGGTCGTCAAGCTCCCACCGTGCCGTCCGGTACATCTGCCCGCCCAGTGGTATCCTTGACGTCAGATATGCGGACCGGGCTTCCTTCCACACGATGTCGCTCACCTGGCGGTGGGTCGGGCCGATAACGACCGTAATAGCCGGGTAATGGGTAGCCATCCACCAGAGCATGATCCTGGCTGATTGCCAATCCTTGCCGGTGCCGTTGGCCCCAACGACCGCGACCCGGTTGTGGTCCCGCACCGCCCGCGTCATTTCTCGTTGCTTATCGTATACCGTGGAGGAGCCGAGGACCGACTCCCAGAAATAGTCCGGGTCAGCCCTGGAGTGGTCGACCAGCCACCGTTTCTCAGCCTGGGACAGGGTCATCTTGGCTTAACCGCATTGTGAACGTATAGACGAGGATCGGTTTTCGGCCCTGTTACTCCTATTCCGAGGCCACATTCCGGACATTGAGTTCGGCGGGACTTGAACTGCCGAGGCTCCCAGCCAAGGCGTGGCGGACCTTCCAATGTCCGAATCGTAATCTCACCGGTTACGGGAGACCCACTAGCAAAACACGTGACCCGCACATGCCCGTTCTTATCGTAGCGCTCGACCGTCCGCCCTTTCCTAGTTCTCCACGGCCAGGTTAGTCCCCATATCGACACGTTCTCCCTCCACTATCTCGCCGCCGGTCATCGCCTCCCGGAGTAGGTCCGCGAATGTGGCGCCGCCGGCCATGATGTTCTGCTGATTAAACTGGATTAGCGGCTTGTCCGGGACTAACCCGCCGATGGTGTCCAATCGGCGGAGAATGTCCAGCACGATCCCCGTAGCCTTCGCCGCTTGGGTATCATCTGAGCCTGTGGCCTGGCTCCACCACCGGAGGAGTAGCCGTTCATATCGGGACTTCTGGAGGGTATATTCTTGCTCCACCGCCTCGGTGTCACTCCGCCGAATCTCTGCCAGCCGGCGCTTGACGTCGTTGTTTATCTGCGTCTTGGATACGCCGAGCTGGTCAGCGATGGCCTGCTCCGACGCCCCGGCCTGCTTTAGCTGCAAGACCTGGGAGCGCCGTAATTCGGCTGTGATTCGCGTTCCGTTTTGTAAACCCATGTATTATCCAGTGACCAATTTAGGCTCAAGTCCCATGCCGGCCATCCGCTCCAGGGTAACCGCGACATACTTCGGCTCGATCTCCATCCCGTAACCGTCCCGCCCTGTGTTCTCCATCGCGACCAACGTCGAGCCACTCCCGATAAAAGGGTCATAAACGGTCTGAGCCGCATCGGTAATATTGAGGATGTCCATCAATAATGCGACCGGCTTTTCGGTCGGATGATTCGGGTTCCCGGTGCGCTTGTATTGCAAGACGTTCCCGATGGCCTTGTGTTTGTCAAACTTAATCACGGACCGACAGGCGAACATTATGATTTCATGTTGGCTCCGCCATCCGGCGCCCATTCCTGGCGACCCTTTGTCCCATACGATCATCTGCCGGACACCCAAGCCAGACGCTTCCATGACATCGAAAAGGTTGACCCACATCCGCCAATCGGTGAAAACATAAGCGCCCTGGCATTCCGTTTCGCCAACGGCCCGTTTAATCAACGCCAGATATCCCCGCGTGGACAACCTGTCATTGGTAATCTGCGGGGCTATTCGCTCACCTGCACTATTCACGCGGACTGTCCCGATGCTCCCTCTGGCTCTCGATGCTTCTTGAAAACCGCCGGAGGAGTAAGGCGGGTCGGTCAGGATAAAATCGGGAGTCACTCCAGCGTTCAATAGCTTCCGGTCTTCCGGGCTTGTACAATCCCCGCACATCAGCCGGTGGCGTCCGACCTCCCAGACCTGGCCCCGCTCGGTCTGCCATTTCTCCCGCAGCTCGTCGGCCCGGTCTATCTCTGGGCCTGGGTCTACCGGCGGTTCATGTAGGACCGGCATTGACTCTCCGTTAGCCAATGCCTCCAGCATATCGTTGACCGCCCGGTCCTCGAATTGTGTACTCTGGAGTAGGTGGAGGAGCTGGTCCTGGTCGGCGGTCGCCATCATTGTCAGCGTGTCGAAGGTCACAAGCAGCTTATCGGCTTCTGCCTCGGTCACATCCACAATCAGAACCGGGATGATTTGGTCGCCCATGATTTCTTGCCGGAGGTGGCCGTCGATTAACTCCAGCCCGTCGGGAGTCTCCCGGGCAATCATGGCAGCCGCTACACCTATGTCCTCCAGAACTCCACGCATGGCCGCCTCCTGGGCCGGTGGATGGCGGCGCCAATTCTTGGGATTGGCGCGAAGCTCGGAGGCCGGCACCCGGCGAAGCTCTTTTACTCTATCTTGCATGGCTCCAGTATATCAAGAATAGGGACACTTAAGCGGCACTAAGTGTCCCTATTCGCCCACGGGCCTGACTGCCTGGCCCGATTGCATGAGGCGCACCGTTCGGGGAATGGGGGTTTCCGAGACTGGAGATAACGCCCCTTCCCGCAAACTTGACACACCAACCACATATAGTTTCCTGGTGGCCTCCCGATATCCTCTCCGCGAATAGTCATTATTATTCCCCTCCTTCTATTATATTCCCATCGGGAGCGTCACCGCTCCTTGCCCGATTGCATGGAGCGCACCGTTAGTTAGTGTCAAACCATTAAACAAAACAGTGGCCCGAATCGCAGGGTATCTCCATCTCCATCTGCTTAGCCCCGTAGTCCTCGGGTATCCGTACCGCCTCTTCTAGCGGTATCGCTTTGGAATGGACGAAAAACTTATACCCAGGACGGGCATCACGGATTTCCAAGTCAGTCCTTACCGCTTCATCCCAATCGGGACCACCTTGGCTTTTAATCTGCTTCCACCGAGAAACCGAATTGTATGGACAGAATGTGCATCCAGATTTTAGGGGCACCGCTAGTCCATGTTGCTCCAACCATGTAATGCAATCCTTCCGGCTTATGCGCTGGTCTACCAAGGGATAGACGTTTTGGATGTACTTAACATCTGCATCCTTCATGCGATGCCATTCATCCAAGGAGATACCCATCTGCATTTCGACTGATGCAGGGCGTGGGTTCTTGATAAAAGACCTGATGAAATGGCGAATGGGCTGGATTTTCCAATGGTTAGTACATTGCCGCCGGGTCATCCCAACATTGCCGGTGGAAAGTTGTAGAGAATGTGCTGGAAGTTGAAAAGCATCACCCCCGCTTGCAACATTCCATTCTTTTCTGACCACTTCTGGCTTTGGATTCTGCACAGTCCGAACCTTGACCCCGTGTTCCTCTAGCCAGGGAGTCCATGTTTCTGCGAAAGTGTATGTTGCTGTAAGTTCATGCGTAGTGTCGGCGTGAACGGCATAATCGGGCTTCGGTATCTCGCCTAATGCCGCCATTGCCGCCAGGGTCCAACTTTGGACTCCCCAGCCAAGGGAGAGGATCTTGAGCGGGTTGTCCTTGGTATATTTATTCATCTTTCTACTGCCTCATATCCCCTATTATATTCCCATCGGGAGCGTCACCGCCGACAGGCGCCGGACGGCTTGCTCCAGGTATGCCTCGCTGATGTCCACGCCAACGGCTCGGCGGCCTAATCTTTGGGCCGCGGCGCAGGTCGTCCCCGTCCCGGCGAACGGGTCGAGGACCAGGGCTGGGATGGCCGGCGCGTTGTGGTCGCAGGATGGACGCCAGCCGATGGGTGCATCCTCAAATAAAGAATCAAGCGGCCCCTCGCCGTATTCCTCGGGCACCGGCTCCTCGTCCCGGGAAGCAGACCCAAAAGGGATGACGGGTTGACGATGTACCACCCGCGCCCATTGGCTCCCGCACTCCGAGCAGACGCCCCGCTCCGAGGTGCTGGCCTGGATGCAAAGCCGCGGGAGGTCAGATGGGAACGTGGCGAAGTGGGAGCCGCCGTATGGCTCAGGGCTAATGTCGTTCCAGACTGAGCGGCGGTTGGCTCCCGATGCGCTACCCCAAACGGCATCCATCCTTTCGGTGCCAAAGTCATTGCGTAGATGGCCCGCATCTTTCACGGCCGTGTTTCCTGGCGAATGTAACGGACCCACCAACGCCGTCTTGACCGCCTCCCCGTCGGCGTAGTAGCCCATCCCCTTGGTCAGCATGAAGATATACTCGTGCGCCTGGGTAGTCCGCCACGACCCCTTCCGCAGAACCAGCCCGTCGTTGTCCTGGCACTTAGGACAGCCGGGGCAGTCGGACCATTCGTTGCTTGGTGTATCCGATAAATGGCTTGAATAATCCCGGTGATTGGTTTCATGGGTTCGATCTGCTAATGCGCTCATCTTCACCCGGCACCGCTCCCACCGCCAGCCGGCCAGACTCTCCGGCATGGCCGACTTCTTGGCCCAGATGATTGTGTCCCGCCAAATCCACCCATCGGCCTGGAGGGCCAGGACGACCCGCTCCGGGATACCCAGGCGGTTGCCGGGGCCTGATGGGTTAATAACCGCGGTATCGCGGTTGGCCTCATCCAGCCGCTTATTCCCATTGAATCCGGCACCTGTATTTTGACCGTAACTATCCCCCAGGTTTATCCACGCCACGCCGTCATCCCGCAGCACCCGCCGGACCTCCCGGAATACGTCCACCATGTTGGCGATGTATGTCTCCACCGAGGACTCCAGCCCGATGCCGAGATGCGTATGGGTTGCACCGCACTTGGGACAATCCCCAGAGTAGGATTCCTGGGCGTGTCCGGTTGTTTTTTTC